GGCGGGCCGTCATGGAGCTCACACCGTGCCGCGCATGCGAGGGGTCCGACGATGGGTGATGCCGACGGCACCTTCACGCACGGCACCACGAATGGCTACAACCAGCATGGCTGTCACTGCGAGGAATGCACGCAGGCAGCCGTCGACTATAAGCGTCGCCTGCGCGCGGCACTGCGTGCACGTCGCGTCCTGATCGACGGTCGGTGGATCGCCACCGAAGCGTCATCGCATGGTGCGAGCACCCGTGCGCTCTGGGGTTGCCAGTGCGAGACCTGCCGGGCAGCGCATCGGGTCACGGCCGCCGAGCGGCGGGCATCGAAGAGGGCCGGGACGTGATCCAGGTGTCCGGTCCGACGGCCGTGGTTCTGCTGGTCGCGGCGATGGCGGGAGTTGCCGCGGCCAGCGTGGCGGGTGTCCGCGAGGTGTGGCCATGAAGGCGACGCCCGCGCAGATCGCGGCGGATCCGCGGCCGACACCGAGCACGCCGATCATCTGGCGTCAGGGCGGCACGCTCCACACCGGAGCGGTCTGCAAGTACACGCGCGGTGATGGTCATAGGACTTTTCAGGCGCAGGAGTCCGCCGCGCCCTACGCATACGAGGACCTGATGATCGGCGACCGCCGGATCATCGAGCCGGCCGAGTACGGGAAGGTGCCACAACGTGGGTAAGGGTAATGCCCGCAGGGACGCCATACGCGACAGCGGGGGAAGCCAGTCGTGTAAACACCCGGCGCCGTGGGACTGGTCCTGTGACACTTCTACCGGCAAGACGGACTACTACTGCGGCCAATGCGGCAAGCACATGAAGACCACCAAGGGGTAGCCCGGACATGCCAGAACGCCCCCAGCGCGACCGCTGTAGCGGAAGCACTGGGGGCGTCGGCCGCTGTCGGGGGGAGCAGCGGCCGTCTCGGGGGATGCGGTCAGGCAGTCGGCGGCGCTGGGATGAAGCCACCTGTCGCGAACGTGACCGGCGGCTTGGGCTTCGGGTACATCGGTGTCCGGGCCGATCCGTTCAGCAGCCGCACCACCCACGCCGGCAACTTCGGCTCCAGCCACGCCAGCAGCGCCTTGTACGCGGCCAGCACCACTGGCACCGCGACCGCGGTACCCAGCGCACCCAGTGGAGCCGCGACGGAGTGCAGGACGGGCAGGTGGATCAGCAGCCATGCCAGGCCGGTGGACCACAGGGCCGGCACGATGGTCCGGAGCCACGCGGTTGCCTTGTCGGACATCACGCACTTCCCTTCGTGATTGCAGCACCGAGCTGGGCCACGACGGACGGGCCGAACGCGGCCGTCAGGTCCGCCTCCAGCGTCTTGAGTTGGGCGTCCGACATGGACACCACGCCGGCTTTGACGTCGGCGTCCACGGCGGCGAGGGTCGTTGCGAGCTGGGCGATGCCGGCCTTGGTGTCGTTGTCCGCGCCCTGAACAGCACCGAGGATCGCGGCCTCGTCGGCGGAGAGGGCACCCGAGAGCGTTGAGAGCTGGGCCAGCACGGGCTTCAGGGCGGTCGCCGACTGCTGCTGGAACCAGGTCAGGTCACCGCCGGGGGCCGCTGGTGCGCCGGCCGGCTGCGGCCACGGCAGGTAGCCGCCGGCGTGCATGCTGGCCACGCGCTTGCCAATGTCGGACAACTGGGCGAAAAGCGCCTTGATCTCATCGGGGGTCATGTCAGCTCCTCGGTCACTGGCTGGCGTCCAGCCGTTCATGAATTGGTCGGCGTCCACATTGCCCAGCACGCCGGGAATGGTCGCGGCGTTGGTGTTCTGCCACAGCACCAGCTGCGGGTGGGACCAGCCGATCGCGGCGGCGTAGTGCGCGGCCCAGATGGTCGAGGCGGCGTCGATCCAGTTCGCCGGGTTCAACTGGCCGGTCAGGTAGCCCGTAGACGTGTAGAGCCGGAACCTGCTCACTCCGGTGCGCTTGCGGAACTGCGCCCGGAATGCCACTACCCATGCCCAGCCGACAGCGGGCACCTCTGCGTCCAGCACCGGGTCGAGTTGCCACGCCGCGCGCAGATGCTGGTCGGCGAAGTGGTTGGCCTCGACGACCGGATCCGCGCCGGTGGCGAAGTGGTAGGCACCGACCGGCTTGCCGCCAGCGACCGCACCGGCATGGTTGGCCGGCCAGAACGGGTCGGTGTAGCCGGTGCCCTCGGTGACCTTGACGTAGGCGCCGTCGATCGCCGGATCGGTCCGGTGCCAGTCGATGGTGCCCTGGTGGTTCGAGACGTCGATCAGCATCAGTCGCCCCCCGCCAGTCGCAGCGCCTTGAGGCCGCCCCGGTCGATCCACTGGCCGGCCTCGACGGACTTGCCGTTCCGCTCGACCTCGACGAACGCGAGAACATCCGCCGTGCACTCGAACACGACGTCCAGCGGTGCGGCCTTCGTGTCGTCCAGCCAGCGCTGCACCTCGCTGGACGCGGCGGAGGCCACGATGGCCATGGTGCCGTCGTCCTGCTCGTACGCCATCCACTCGAACCGGCGACGCCAGTCGTCGGGGATCTCAACCCACATCACTCGTCCCCCACGGTTTCCTTGGCTCGGTCCGGTTCGACGCCACGCGCCTGCGCCACGCGCCGCTCCCGCTTGTCCTTGCGGATGAGGTGGTCGATCACGAAGTCCGCCGCCACGAGCCAGGCGGCCACGATCCCGTTGATCACGACGTTCGTTGGCGTCGCCTTCAGTGGAACACCGGACAGGACACTGACGACGCCCTTGGTGTAGGTGAGAATGATGATCGCGATGAGGCTCATCAGCAGCCAGCCCAGCGGATTGCGCCACCACACCGCGCCGATCCAGTACCGCACCGGGAAGGCAACGGCGGCGACCACGGCGACCCACAGCAGGCCGAGGTCCAGGGCCTGGAGTGTCATTGTGCTCGTCTCCTGATGGTAGAACGGAAGGCTTCCAAGATCGCGTTTTCGCCGATGTGCATCTCGATGTTGTCCAGCACGGGGCTCATGCGTGCCTTCATCGCCCGGACCGCTTCCTCGGCGGCCTTCGCGGCCGCCAGCGCCTTGTCCGCCTCGGACTGCCCGTCGGAATGGCCCGTCATTTGCTGCCACCACTTGCGAGCAGTTCCCGCACCGCCGTCATCGCCTTGTCGGTGATCTCGGCGGTGAGCTGCTGGCGTTCCAGCAGTTTGGTCTGGCCATCGAAAGCAGCCTTGATCGAGTCGTGCGATGCCTTCCACGTGACTGCCTCCTGCTGAGCCTTGTCGACAGCGGCTTTCAGTTCGGCGACCTCGGCGGCATGTTCGGCCCGCAACTCGGCGAGCCGGATCTCTCCGTCGCGCTTGGCGTCCTCCGCTCGGGAGGCCGGCACGAGCTTGCCCAGGAAAATGGCGCCCATAAGGCTGACGATGCCGCCCCCGGCGACCGTGGCGAGTGCGATCAGTATGCCGCTCACGTGCCCCTCCGAGTCAGTCTCTCTGCGCGGCGGCCGTGATCATGTGCTCGTGGACGAGGTCCACCCGGGCGCGGTACCGAGCGGCGATCAGCCCGCTGCGCGTGACGGTGAGCTCATTGTCCTGTTTGGTCTCGCCGCCCGCCGACCAGTTCGTCGAACCGGTTACCACGTACTCGCCGTCGACGATGACCACCTTCATGTGCATGATGGCGCCATGTTCGGACCGTCCGATCGCGACCGAGTTGGACGGGAACGCCGCCCTGTCCAGCAGGGCGCGCTCGTGCACACCGGCCGCCTGCGACGAGTCCAGCGTCAGCGACACGTAGACGTGCTCGGTGTCGAGCTTCTCGTGGATCGCGGCGGCCAGGTCTTCGTCATCGAAGCCGTACATCGCCACGACCAGAGACGACTGCGCGGAGCCGATGACGTCGAGCAGCACCTGGTGCACGTCGTCGACCGGGCTGAAGAAGTGCCGCACAACCGGCGGGTAGTCGGCCGGGAACGGGTCCTTCGCGTGGACTTCGAGCGCGGACAGATTGTCCAGCGTCATCAGGTACCGCCTCCGATTAAACCTCGACCATGGTGGAATTGTGTCACAGGTTCACCGCCGTGTTGCCCACGTCGATACCGCAGTCCATGACCTTCAGCTCGGTCACGCGGGTGCCGTCCGCGAACAAGTTGACCGAACCCGAACCGGCCTGCCGGGCGACACACAGCAGCAGCGACAACGTTTGGTTTCCGCTGGGTATGTATTGGATGTCAAAGGTGAGGGTGGGCCAGTTGCCGCCGTTCCCGGCGCTGTAACCCTGGCCACCCGGCAACGCGGTGTCGGTGATCCCGGCGGGGGTGCCGTCGGTGCGGTATCGGACTTGGCAGCGCACATTGTCGGTGCCCACTGTGGACAGCGGGTTCAAGCTGTTGGTGCGGATCGAATAGGACCGGCCGGACACCACGGCGACGTTGTCTAGGCGTATCACACCGATGTCGGTGGCGGTGCCGTTGACTGTGGATGCGGTGGTGCGGTATCCCCACGCGATGATCGTGCCCTGCGTCAGTTGCGACGCCCGGCCTTTCTGGCCTGCGAACCAGTTAGTGGCAGCCATGGTGTCCCCTCACAAGCCCAACACTGGTTGTTTCCACAACGTGACCGCCGCGTTCGCTGGTAGCGGATATGTGGTGGGGTTGACGGTGAACGTCTGGGGTGAGCCCGCCCCGGTGATGTTGGTGACCGTGACCTTCAGGCCGGCGACGGAGATGTTAAGCGGGAAGTCATCAGCGGCTGTGGTCCACAAGGGTCCGCTCGGCGTGGACACCGACAGGGACGTCGCGCCGGCCGCGACACCCACGGCCAAAGACGCGCCGTCGGATTCGAGGCGGAACGCGTACTCGCTCGTGTCACCAACCTCCTGCGCGATCGTCGCGACCCGCCACAAGTCATACGGTGAACAGTTCGCCACCACATCCCACATGTACTGGTCGATCGACTCCGTGTAGCCCTGAAGCACGTTGATGACGTTCTCCGGTGGCATCTGCGACAAGGCCGTCTGAATGTTCGCGACCACAATCGGCGTCAACAGGGGCGTGTTGAACCATTGGGTGAGGAACTGCGGCCGGCGATGCAGAGAGAACGCCAACTGTGGATAGCGGTAGCCGTCATAGGTTCCCAGGTGGACGAGCCACCCGGCGTACTGCGGCAGATCAACATCCCGGACCGTGTTGAACGTCCCCGAACTGGAGTAGACACCCACCGTGTTGGTGCCCAACGGGCTGGTGGTGTCGGCGAACGTGTATTGCGATCCGCCCTGCCGGGTGGCGACATACGAGTTGACGGTGAGCAGGTCGTCGTCGGTGGGTGCCCATGGGGGTGTCAGGTCCTGCGCCGACGCGTCGAGCGTGAGGACGGCGCCGGCGTTTTCGCGGAGGTCCCGGCTGGTGTAGGTGAGGCCAGGGTTGAATCCGTCGTACAGCAGTCCTTGGTCGACCGATTCGCACGACCGGAGCAGGTTCACATAGGTGTCAACAGGTTGGACACCCATGATGGCGTTGGATGTGCCGTGCACGGTGAGGTTCTCGCCCTGTTCGGCGCACAGCCGGGTGATCCGGGTGACGGGGTCCTGGTTCACCCAACCGTTCGCGGCGGCTTCGATCGCCCCCAAGTTCGGCGGGGTGTTCCACACCGCGATGTGCCCGATCGACATCCCGTTGCGGTTCGGGTTGGGCGCGTTCGTGACTGAGGTGACGATACCCGCGACACCAGCCAGAGTGTTCGAGACAAACCCACCGTTGATAGCTAGGGTGAACACCTCGAATGTCCAGGTGAGAACACCACCGGACTCTGACACGAACAATTTGACGTAGGCCCACGCGGCGTAGAAATTACCGAATACCACATTCGAGAACAGCGTCGTTTTTGTGCCGGCTATGTCATACACGTTGAGCGTGACCGCGGTTCCAGCGCCGTCCACTGTTCCCTGCGCCACTGTCTCCCACGTTTTGTAGGTCCCAGTTGTGTTGATGTTCAGAACGGTGGTGTCCACAGTGGGTTGCGTGAACTGCTGGTACCAGTGCGCTTCCCAATACTGGGTCGGCGCGTAGGCCGGCACGTTCCCGATGATCAGACCTGTGCCGGTGGTGTCGTACGTCGGCAACCCGGTCGAACCGGGCACTCCCGTATTCGCCGCCAGCGTCAGCCCGGCGATCGTCATCGACGGCACACCAGCGATCGGGGACGTCATCGTCGTGCTGGATCCGGTGTCCTCCATCGGCCAATACGCCACCGCACCGGCAGCCGCGGTCGCCCGCTCCAGCGGTGAGCGCAGCGGCGCGGTGCCCTGGTTCAGCCGGCGTAGCGTGCCGTTCGCCGCGAGCGTGGCGATGGCGTAGTTACCGGTCGTGTCCCACCCGGGCGTGAAACCAGTGGCGTAGCCGAAAAACCGGGTGAACGGGGTGCCCTGGTAGATCGCCCGTATCCGGACCGGCACGTTGCGTTTCACGTTCGGATAGTTCAAGCCGAGCGGGGAACGCGAGTAGGTGTTGCGGCGGTTGTCCAGCACGCACGACGCAGCCGCCGGCTGCGTCGTGGATGCTTCATCCGCGCGCCCGGTGGTGATCGTGAGTTTCCGGCCGCCATCGACCTTCACGTCATGGGTGACGTCCGTCCACTTCCAGCCGGCCGGGTCCATCCCCACCTGGCCGCCCCACGCGATCTCCACCACCAGCCGCAGATCCGTCCCGAACTGCTGTTGCAGGATCGGCACACCCGGCGGGATACCGGCAGCGGGCACGCCAACAGTGACCGGAGAACCCCGCTCCAGCCACCGTGCATAGCGTGCCGCTACCCCCGCCACCGTCTACTCCTCGACCGTGACCCAGCACAGCATGTTCACCGACGAGCCGAACGTCGCCCGCACGCGCACAAACTTGGATACCGCCGCGACTTCCCGCTCGTCCGGCAGGAACTGGTACTCGTACAGAGCTTCCCCCGTGCCGAGGAAAGTAGCGCCATCGATGCCGGGCTGAGCAAACGTGCGGGTAGTGGTGACGGTGCCCTCGGCGCTGGCCGTGTAGCCGGTCGCGGCGGCGCCCAACGTCATCAGGCTGGCAGGGACACCCGGCAGTAGCGGCTGCACACCGGATGCCGCATGCGCGGTGACCGTGGCTGCTACGTCGGTCTCGAGGAGTTCGACTTTCCCGGTCAGGTTGGTCGTGGGAAGCGAGTCGATCCACCATCCCCACGAGATGATGGTGAGCTGCCGTGTCGACGGTGTCGCGAGCTGCAACATGGTTTTCGTGCCGGTGCCGGTTGCCACGGGCAGCATCGGGCCGGTCGTCGCCATGGCGGCGTTAAAGATCTTGTACCTATGCGTACTCATTGGACTCCTATCCAGCCTTCACGCGCTGGCCGTTGACGTTGAGCTGGATCTTGTCCTCGCGAACCATTTTCATGAGAAAGGTGCCGAACGCGCTGTCGGTGTTGCCGACGATCGCGAACTCCACCTTGATCGGCGGCGCGCTCCCGCCGCTGTTCGCTGTGGGCGACACCGACGAACCACCCGGCACCCGCAGCCGCTCCGGGCCGTGCTCGCCGACACCGATCCACCCATCCGAACCGACCGGGCCACCCGCGCCGTACCAGTTGAACGCGGTCTCGTGGCCCCACGCCGCATCCGGCGACCCGTAGCGGCCCTTGATGTAGGACTCGCCCCACTGGAGCTGCGCGACGTAGTCACCCAAGTCGTAGGGATGCCCGTGCCCCAACGACTGCGGGATGCCATAAGCACCCGACGAAGGGTTGACCGCGTTGGGGTTCCACCCGGACTCCTGGTTGAACAACCGAATCAGGGACGGCATTTGATCCTGGCCCCACCCGAACTGAGACAGGATGCTCGACGCATATGCCTGCGCCGCGCCAGCGACACCGCTGCCCGCCGCCAGCGAACCACCGCCAGGCACGGAACCCGACATGCCGCCGAACGCGCCCCAGTCCACCGCGCCGGCCTGCGGCAACTTCGGCGCCGGACCACCCAACGCGTGCAGCACCTGGCCGGCCACATCCAGGGCACCCCACTGCGCCGCCAGCGGCAAGTTCATGCCCAACGCCCCAACGGCACCGCCCGACGCGTACCCCTGGGCGTGCATCATCGAATTGGCGTGCGGCAACACACTCGACCCCGGCGCCAACTTCACCAACTCCGGGCCCTGCTCCCCCACCCACACCATGCCCTCCGCCGGGCCACCAGCCGCCCGCGCCCGCACACCCGGCGACCGGTAGCCGGCCTGCCCCGGACCCGGCAGGATCGACTCGATCTGCGAGAAGCTCATGCCCAGCTGGTTCCCGACCGCCACCAACTGCTGCGGATTCAAGCTCGGTGTTCCGGTGATCCCGAACCCGACCTGCATGCCGTTCAGGCCGTTCAGCGACCCGACCACATTGCTGATCTGGGAGTTCATGAAACCCATTTTCTCGCCCGCGACCTGGGTCATCTGCGCGGCGAGTTGCTCCGACCCCGTCTGGTCTTTGTAGGCCAGGTAAATGTTTTCGATCATCTGCCGGTTCTGCGCGCCAATCAGGGTGTTCGCGTCCGTCGAGCGGGACTCGTTGCTGATCGCCGTGTTCAGTGCTTGCGACGCCGCGGTTTGGGCCTGCTTCGCCTGCCGCACCGCGACCTCGGCCTGCTGCTCCCCGTACTCGGCGTTCGTCACCGCCTGAACAGCCTGCTGCTGCGCGTACTCCGCGTTCGTCACACCCTGCGCCGCGGTGGTGACACCGTCATGGGCTTGCGCAAGGGCGTGTTCGGCGGTCAGGACAGCCGGGTTGTTGTCCACACCCTGCCGGCGGGCGGTGGACAGCGCGGACTGTGCGTTGCTGCTCGAATTCTGGGCGTCCGCGACCTGATTCTCCGCCGCGATCAACGCCTCCGCTGCCTTGACCTGGATCTCGTTCCAGGTGGTGATCCCCTGGCTGGCCATCTGCTGCGCGTTCCCCGGTGTCACACCCAGTTTCGCCGCGGCGGTTTGGGCGTCGAACAGGTTCGTGTTCGCCGACTGCGCACTGGCCGCCGCATCGTTGGCCTGCAACGACAACGACACCAACGCCTGCTGCGCCTGCGTCCGCGCGGCCGTCACAGCCAACTGGGCCTGCTGCTCCTGATACACCGCGTTCGTATAGGCCTTCTGCGCGGTGGTCACCGCCAACGCGGCCTGCTCCTCACCGTGCCGCGCCGACGCGACACCCTGCGCCGCGGTGGCCACGCCGTGCTCCGCATTGGACACCGACTGGCCGGCCTGGTCATACGCTGCCCCAGCCGTCGTAACGGCCGCCTGCAACTGCTTCCAAGTCTGGACACCCTGACCGGCAGTGATGGACGACTTGTCGGTGGCATTCTCCATATACGTTGCGCCAGCGGTCGCGTCCGAGATCGACTTCGACGCGGCCTGAATCGACAGGCCATAGCCGTTCGCGGCCTGCTGCCCAGCGGTCATCGTGAACCCGAGCGCCTCCAACGCGTGCTGGTTAGCCGCGACCGTTGCCTTCATCCCAGCCAGGGCATTGTCGGCCTGCGGCACGATGTTGTTCAACGCGTTGAACTGGTCCACCGCCTGCTTCGCGGCCGGAGACAGTTTGGTGTAGGCGTCGTGGTTGCCGTTCACCTCGTCGGTCAAGTCCTTCACCGACATGGTGGTGTCCATGCCGGCGTCCCCGATGCCGTGAATCGAGATCGCCGCGTCCTCGCCGATCTGGGTCATGGTCATCATCTGGGCGCCGAGCTGCTTCTGCTGTTCGTGCAAACCCTTCGTGTAGCTCGTGGCCTGCGCGACACTCCCCGAATACTGCTGCCCGAACTGGCTGCCCGACTGCCCCAAGATCAGCAGGTCACCAGACATCTTCTGCATGTTCGCATTACCGCCGAGCATGCTCGCCGCGGCCGAACCCGTCGCGTTCCCCAACGCGATCATCTGCTGCGACAAGTCCTGCGTCGCCGCCGCTTGCGAACCGGTGGTCAAAAACATGCCCATCATCGCGATCTGCGCGACATTCATCAACATATACAGCGGGCCCATCGACGCACCCAAACCATGCGACGCGTTAGCCGCTAGATCCTCACTCTTCGCCAGCGCGGCCGACGCCGACGCGGCCACAGCCTCAGACGCCCCGAGTTCCGCCTGCGCCTTCGAGTTCGCCGCGCCAGCCGCAGCCGCTTCCTCCTCCGCGGCCGCCAAGGCCAGTTGCGACTTCGTCGTCGGCTCCGCGTTCGCCTGTGCCTGGGCCGCGGCCAGTTCTTGCTGGGCTTTCGACTCCTGCTGCGCCGCAGCCGACGCAGCCGCGGCTGCCTCCTCGGCGGCCGCCTGGGTTTGGATCTTGAATGCGGCCAGCGAGGTGGGGTCGGCTTCGACGATGATGTTTTCGCGGACCTCCTGGCTTGTCTGGGCCACCAGTTCGCGCACGGCTTCCCGGTACTGGGCCGCGTTCGCGATCTCCACCGGGATGTTGGCCTTCGTGATCCCCGACAGTTCACCCAACGTCGCGTCCAGTTGTTCGAGGAACGGGACGGTGTCGGCGTTGACGGGGATCTCCAACGCCTGCTTACTGATCGTCTTCAGCGAGGCTTTGACCTGGGCCAGGAACGCCTCGTTGATCGGGTTGGTGGCGGTGATACCGATCGGCGCGAACGACTTCTCGAACGTCTGCCACGACGCCTTCAACTCGTCCTTCGTCGCGGCCGTCAGGTCAGCGGCCTTGACCTCAATCAGGACCTCGTTGCCCATCGGTGATCACCTCCTGCCCGTAGTCGATGATGTTCACGTACCGCAACAGATCCGAACTCTCTGCCAGCAGCGTCGAGAGCGTGTAGCCGGGGAACCTCTGCAACAACGACAGGACCCGTTCCGCCTCGACTAGCTCGCGAGGCTTTCCGATGGGATTTCCGTCAGCATCGCTTCCGCCTCCGTCGGCGGCGACGAACCGCCACTTCCGGATGGCTTCGGCAAAGGGCGCGACACTCCAGTGACCGAGTCCAACCACGTCCCCAACAGCAAACCAACGAACTGGCCCTCCAAGGTCAGCAGTCCCGCGAGCGTTTCGGGCACCGCCGCACCGTCCTCTTCGGTGAGGTTCCAATCCACCAAGTGGTCCACGAACATGGAGTGCAGTTCAGCCACGTGCGCTTTGATGTCCTGAACCGTGTCGTTCGGGCTCTGCCAGCGCAGGTCGGTCGCGCGGAACGCCTCCTCGAGGGACGGCTTCTTGACGCGTACTTCCATGCCCTCGTACTCGGCGTCGACGAACACGAGTTTCAGGATGGTGCGCGGAACGACGTAGCCGGTCATGCGTTTTGCGCCTCCACAAACCTCGCGGTGACCTCCGCGCCGACCTCGCCCGCCATGGCGTCCACCTTCTCCGCCGCCTCACGTGCGCTGCCGTAGCCCTTGAACCGGGTTTCCGGGAAGTTCCGCGAGCCCTGACCTTCCAACCACGGCCCATACACCGAGGTGCCGTCGTTCACCACGGCCGACGTGTCCGACACCCGATCCACACGCAACGTCGACGTGTACCGGCCCTGGTTGACTTTGATGTTCGCGTCCAGGTTGGTGCGCCACGTCTCCATCGCCGTGTCCGCCACGGCACCGGTCAGGTCAGCGACGAGTTCGAACATCCCAACCTCCCAACCGCCGTCGAACAAACCACCCTGAACCGGCATCAGTAGCTCCCGTTCAGCTTTCGCGCTACCACGGCCCGCCGCTGCCGGGCACGAGCTACCTCCGGCGTGCTGTGGATGCGTGCATGTTCCGCTCGGGTCACCATTTGCAGGTTCTCCAATCGGTCGTCGGACGGATCTTCGTTGACGTGGTGGACGATTCGGCCACGAGGGATCGGACCGTTGACTGCTTCCCACACGAGCCTTGCCCGGTAGCGCCAACGTCCGTCCTGGCACTTGACCACGTACCGACCCTTGGCTTCGAGGCGTTCCGTACCGACCAGAACCGCGCGCGGTGATGGCTTGCCACGCATGTGGTCGGCCAGGTCGAACCTTCGGACGTGGTCACCCTTGTGGCCCTCACTGCTTGCCCGCCTCCTCTCTTCGGTGTGCGGAACGCCTGTTAGCTTCCTTCGTCGTGTTTCATTCGCACACGGCATGCATTGTTTGGCGTTGGGATTCTTGGACCGTCCACAATCGCATAGTGTTGTGAGCACAATGCAACTCTATCAGGTCCACATAGGTACTAACTCCAAACTGGAACTGCTCCATCTGCCAAACTCAGCGGCACCTTCCACGTCAGGTCACCGTTAGCGGCCCTCGTAAGCGGGTAGTCCGTGATCACACACACATTCGCCAGGGTCGCGCCGTTCACCACGATGTTCGTGGCCCGGTTCACCGTCCCCGACCCGAGGTCCCGGAACACCAAGTGAGACACCGCCGCGTTGAACACCCCGGACAGGTTCAGGGTGAAGTCGCCGAGCAGCAGGAGCCGCTCGTGTGCGCTCTTGTCGATACCGGTGATGTCCTGCACAGCGCGTGGGGTCATGAAGTCGAGGTTGGTGCAGTCATTCCGCACGTCGGTCACTGTGGTGCCGTCGCTCTGCCTGACGGTCATAGTGGTCCAGCCGATGCCCGATGCCTTTGCCAACGAACTCACCCTCTCTCAATGATGCTGACGATCTTGTTGGTGTGGGTTGCGCAATCGTCAGCCCACTGATCACTCCGGTCGTACCGGCGGGCGGTTCCCCGGTCGCGCACGACATACAATTCCGGGCGGCCGGTCGGCACTTTGTGTTGGCTGGCCTTGAAACACGGCTGGCCGGCCTCGAACACGAAGTACACGGCCGGCGGGTCGTACTTCTCACCGGTGTCGGGGTCGACGTCGATGACGCATTCGCTCCAGTGGCGTCCGCTGGTTTTGACGGCGTGCTGCATGTGGTCGGGGAGCGTGTCGAGGCGGATGCGCCATCCGTTGTGGTAGTCGAGGCAGCCGATTTCTTCGCATGTCGCTGTGCGCCAGTGGGTTGCGATTGGGGTGTCGATGGTCCAGTGCATCTGCTCGCTCATCAGAACAGCAGCGCTCCTAGGTTCTGCGTCACCGTCACGGCGAACGTGACCGACGTGAAGCCGCCTGTCGTGACGGTCACGGCGCGGACATACCGGCGCAACGTCGCAGTACCGCCGACCGCGATCCGCTGCGCCTGCGCCGTGATCGCGGTGATCTGCGTGAACCCGCCGCTGGCCACGTCCGCGAACGTCGAGTTATCGGCGGAGTCCTGCAACTTGACCGTCACATCCGTGCCGGTGAACGCCGAGACGTGCAGGAACGCTTGGAACCCGAACGACTGCGGCGCCAACAGGTCCACCGACGTGCCGTTGGTCGCCACCGTGTCCGTGCGGGGCCCGTTGGTGAGCTGCACACCCCAGTCCAACCCGTACTTGTCGCCGTCCAGCTCGGCCTTGAAAATCAGCGAGCCGTCGGTGCCACGTGTCGGGTCGTAGTTGGGTTGCACCGCGACGAGTGACGCTGCGGGTGAGCCGAGCCCGTAGCCGCGGAAGTAGGTGCCGATCACATCCGTGCGCGGCAGGGTTTTGAGCACAGTGTGGATGCCGCCGACCGCCGAGTTCCAATAGGTGGCGAGCGCCATCTTCCCGTCCCGCAACCCGGGGATGCGCTCGTGCGCGGACTTGTCGATGCCGGTGACGTCGAGCAGCGCGGTCGGCATCGATAGCGCCACAGTTTGGACGTCACCGGATACCGGGACGCCGGAGATCCATACCCTGTCGCCGAGACCGGAACCCTTGCCCATCACTCACCGTCCTTCGTGGCCGTCACGGCCTGGTAGGCGTCATGGATTGCCGCCGTTGTCGGCAGGGTTGCCGGCGTGTCTGGGTGGTGGCGGGTGCACACCACATACGGGGTGCCTTCCACGTGGTGGCGCCCGATTCTCGGGCAGCCTTGGACGTGGCAGTTGTGTTTGTAGTAGGCGCCCGCGACGAGACCGAACACCCCGAACGACGGCAACGCGGAGAAGATGCCCGACCAGAACAGGTAGACGGGCCCGGACCCGTTGTCGAGTCCTGCCCAGTGCGCGATCCAGTTCACGGCGCTTGCCCCCAAACGTTGTCGACCACGAGGGGGATGTTGATGTCCATGATTCGGGTGGGCTGGTCCTTCAGGTATCCCGCGTCGGCCGACAGGGGTTTTCCGTTGGAGCCCAACACATCCACTTCGATGACCGACCCGCCGAGCGTGTATCCGGCCGTCAGGGTGCCGATCATCCCAGCGGCAGCGGTGGCCATCTGCGGGTCCACAGTGTCCAAGGCACCCGTGATCATCGGCATGTAGATCCGCAACGTGAACACCACCAGGCCGGCCGTCGAGTTCAAGCCCGAGAACTTCCTGGCCGGCCCGATCGTCTGCAACCACACCGCGGCGATCATCCCGGCGGGTGGGGGTTGGATGATCTCGTGCCCGGTGACGACGGCGAACAGGCCAGACTTCTCGGCCATGGTGACGAGCGAGTTGGTGAGCCCGTTAGCGTCGAACCCGGCGACGAACACCGCGATCGTGACCGGTTGCGCGGCGAACGCGGACAGGCTGTTGAGGTCCGTGACCGACACGAGGACCGCGTAGGTGCCGTTGCTGCTATAGGTGTGGCTGGCGGTGTTCAGGCTGGACACGGTTGGTGTGGTGCCGTCGCCCCAGTCGTACTTGTACACCGCCCCAGCGAGCCCCGCGCCGCTGTCGGTGGCGCTGATGGTCGCTGTCGCGACGGCACCAGCGGTGGTGATGGCCAGGTTCGTGATCGCAGGGCCGGCGATACCCAACGAGTAGACGAAGTCGTTGCCGTAGAAGGTGTGCGTGGACGACGGGGTGGTAGGGAAGTTCGTCTGTGTGGTGTTGAAGACACCGTTCCCGTTCGTGCCGTTGGAGAACGCGACCGCGGTGACGTTGTTGTCGGCCGAGTTGACCGCCGTGTCGAGGCCGTGGACGACCTGCCCGTACAGGCCGCCGGTCGTGTACGACACGACGAACCGGGACCCGGCCGGCCGGGTGACCGTGGCCACCAGGTTGTAGGTGGCCCACCCAGAGGTCAGGACGTTCGGGAGGTTCGCGGCGCCGAGCAGCGTGCCGGTAGCCGACCAGATCCGGGCCTTCCGGCTCGCCACGGACACATCAGCCGGTCCGCCCCACAACCGGACCGCGCTGATCGTCAAGTCCGAGTTCGCGATGTACTCGACGCCGAGTTCGTAGCCGTTGTTGTCGGTGCTGGCTGTCGGGTCCGCACCACCCCACCCGTTCGGCATGGCTACACCAGCCTCGCCGCGGTACGGGTCCGCAACCGCTTGTACCGGGCGCGTGCCCGGGTGCGGAGGTCGTCCAGCGCCGTGGACACTTCCAGCGGCTCACCGGGGCCACCGGTCTTGCCACCGGATGCCCGTTTGACGACCTGGGTGAAGCCGCGCCGGGTCTGGGTCAACATCGACAGGGTTTCGGCGACGCACCAGTCCCGGATCAGGGACGGCACGACGTGCACGTTGATGGCCGCGTTCAGCGCGTGGGTGGCTGCGGTGGTGCCGAGCGCTCCACGCTGGACGGTCAACAGCCGGGGCGCGTTGATGACGGCGCCGTTGGTGTGCTGCGCGAGCGTCGTGCCATCCCAGCCGCGGATCACCGTCAAGTTGTTGCCGACGATGTCCGTGACCAACATCTTCTCGCTGTCGACCATGATGACCTCGGTGCCCAGCGCTGCACCGGACTGCACGCCGACCGTGGTTGCGTTGGCTTGCGCGGGAAGCGTCACCGCTACGGTTTGGCCGGTCGCGGTCATGGCCTTGGCGGTGACGATCATGCGTTCGTTGTCGACCCGCAGGATCGCCCCAACACCAACCAGGCTGGAATCGCTGACCGTCCCGACCGTGCCGGTGGTGTCGGCGAACGCAGTGATCGTGCCACCCGGGTTCTCGGCCGCGCAGTACCCGAACGTGCCGGTGACGGAGATCGAACGCTGGAAGGTGTTGCCGGCATTGAACGCCGCGTTGGACGACAGGTCGATCTCCAGTTTCGTAAACGGCTCACCGTGCAGCGGCGCGTCGTCCGGGCGGAGCATCACCGACGAGGTGATGTCCACGCCGGCCGCCAACACCGCTGTGACACCGGTCAGTTCGCGCTGATCCAGCCACAGCCGCCACGGGGCGGTGTATTGATGGTCGGGCCAGTCGAAGGTCTGTGTACTGACGTTCGGGTAGAAGTAGCGGTGCAGCTCGCCCTCGATGCTCCGCGAGGCCGCCTGGATCTCCCGATCGATCTGAGTGTTGCTCCGCGCGGTCTCCGCCAAGTCCAATCCGGACTTGACTTCCTCCCGCCAGGCGTACATGACCTCTACCACCGTCAGTCACCTCCCTTCAGGGCCTACGCGGCTGCGCGTCCTCGACGCTGCCGTCCCAACGCCAGCCGTCGAACCGGCAGAACAGGACCCCGTCCTCGCCGCCAGCCCGAACCGGTTCACCACAGTGCGGGCAGGCGACCGGGTCCCGTTCCCGGAACTCGCGCCACACCTCGCGGCCGGATCGGAGGAGGCCGAGCAGTCCGTACCACCCGGCACCCCCGTTCCCGGCCATGGCCTATTCGCCGCCCTCGGCGGGCGACGCGTCAGCCACCGGCGTCTTGTCGGCTTCCTGAAGCCGCGCCACCAAGTCCGGTTTGTTGCCGGATACCGGCAGGCCCCGCGCCTCGCACTCGGTGATCAGTTCCGCCTTCGTGAAGACCTCGTAGCCGTCCACGGCACCATCACCGTTCACGTCGGTCGGGGCGTCCTCATTGGACACGGCGTCGGCTGGCCCGTCGAACGGCGGGTGCACCAACTCCGGCGCTGCCTCACCGACGAACTCGGGCTCGGTGGCGGCGTGGCTGTGCACCACCATCCCCGTCGTCGGGTTGCCGTCCGGGTCGATCCCGTTGTAGACGTGCGGGTTGTGGGCGAACGGGGGATGCGACATGTCTCGTACCTCCGATCAGAACAGGGTCGCGGCGAGGTTCGCCGGGTCGCGCTTCGTCACCAGATCCGTGAGCAGCACATTGATCGACCCGAACCGGCCGATCGCCGCCGTCACAGCACAGGACAGCGAGATGTAGTCGTTGCCGTCGTCCAAGTCCTTGGTGTTGACCTGCAACGCCGCCATGACCTGCTTGGTGGCGTACGACGCACCCGGGATGGTGAGCGTCGAGCCAGCAGCCTGGGTCTGCTTCACCCACGTCTCGGTGCCGGCGAGGGTGGTGGCCTGCTTCAACCACCACGTGGTGATGTTCGCCAGCGCAGTGGTGGTGCCGGCCGCCGACAGGGTGTGCTCGTTCAGCGTGAACACCAGGTCGTCGGTACCGGACGCGGCGGCGGCCATGTTGATGAGGAAGATGCACGACTGGGCGTTGCGCAGGTTGACGCGCTTGCCGGTGACGGCACCGACGTGGAAGTCCTGCACGGCCGCGACCGGGCCGGCGTCGACGGTGTATCCGAGCTTGTACATTGTGGAGCCTTCCCATTTCAGTTCCGGGTGGAACGAGGTGCCCGGCGGCCAGGGCGACTGCCGGGCGGTTCGGTCAGTTGTGGCCGAGCACGACGTACGGCGACAGGGTGCCGGAGTTGTTGTGCGGGGTGATCGCGCTGCGCAGCCACGGCTGGCCGTCGATGCGGCCCAGGATCCGGAACGCGGTCTTGTCGGTGCCGAACAGGTAGTCGTCCGAGGACTGAAGCGACATGGCCTGCCGGTCGCCGATCAGGTACTGCGACCAGTCCACCAACATCAGGTCACCGGTCGAACCCAGCGCCGGGACCTTCTCGGTGAAGTCGATCGGCCGGCCCAGCAGCGTCGCTTCGGGGGCACCGATCGCGTTCATCTGCCACAACATCACCGGCACCGGGGTCGTCCCGCCGGCCGGGATGAACGAGAGTTCCGCGAGCTGCGGGAACGTGTCGATACCCGCGACCCACCGGGAGCGGCGCATCGACGCCGGGTACATGCGGGCGTACATCTTGACGATGTCGTCGTACACAATGGTGTTCGTGGTCGTCCCGGCACGGGTGGTGGTGACGACACCCGGGCCGCCCTGCACACCCTGCGGCTTGTTGGTGCCGTCACCGGTCAGGAACGCGATGTCCTCGAACCAGCCGTACGCGGACGGGAACGCCTGCCCGAACCAGGCCACGAACGCGGCCGAGTCGTCCAACAGTTCGTTCGGGATACCCGAGTAGCCGAACAGCTTCTTCGCCACCAGGTTGATCTGCGCGAACTTGGCGGAACTGTCGACGCCGGCGCCGCCCTCAGCGGTCCAGTAGAACTGGATGCCACCGAAGATGTTCGTGACACGGCTGGTTTCGTCGACCGCCGGGATCGGCACGGTCAGCGAGTTCATCGGGATCACGGTCGAGTACGGGCGGGCGACCGCGCCTTCCATCGCGAGCTGGAGAATCTCCGACCGCAGGATCTCCGGGATCAGGAACCCACCATCGGACGGCACCGTGGAACCGGCGGCGTTGCGGAGTTCCCGCGTGATCTTCTCGTGGTTCGCCATCTTCTGGCGCAGGTCGTCGATGTTGTGCAGGCCGGCGTTCTTGTGCCACGCCGCCTGGAAGAACTCGGCGTGGTTCGCGAACGCCTTGTCCAGTCCCGCACCGGGGGCCTTGGGGTTGTACCGCTGGCCCTTGTCCTTGTTGGTCAGTCCACCGCCCCAGCCCTGCTGGGCTTTGCGGACGTCGGTCATGTCGAGCTTCCCGACGTCGTTGCCGTTCGCGACGAGGAAGTCCCGCAGGTGCTTCTGGGTCTGTTCCTCGACCTGCTTGGCGATGTCGGTGTGCTTGGACAGGGACGCGGTGGCGTAGTTGGTCATGAAGTCCTTGAACGGGGCGTCGTTGCCGGCCGCCAGGTCCTTCACGATCGCGCCCCACTTGGCGTCGTCGTGCATGAACTCCTCAAGCTCGGAGGAGTCGGTGGGGATCGTCGGTGCGGTCACTGCCGCGCCTCCTTCACTTGATTGCTCTGCCTGAACGCGGCGCTGAACGCGGCGCGCAATTTCTCGGGGTCGATGTTGGGTGCGACCGGTTCGGGTTCCACCACGGCGACAGCAACCGGTGGGGTTGTGGCCGGTGCTGCCGGCGCGGGGGACGTCACCGGCAGCACCGGGGTAGGCGCCTGCTCGCGCCCGCTGTAGGCGTAGAAGGACAAGTTCCACGCCTTGTTCACCGCGGCCGGGGCTTGCCCGCGGGCGAGTTCACCAACCCGGTCCGCGAGCCCAGCCTCAACGGCTTCGTCGGCGTCGTACCAGGTTTCGGCTTTCATCGCGGCACGCCAGTCGTCGGCTGGTTTCCCGGTTTTGGTGGCGTAGATACCGGCGATGTTCGCGGACATCCGGTCGAGTAGTTCGGCCATCAACGCCATGTCGGTGGCGTTGCCGATGCACAGACCGGACGCGTCGTGGATCATCATCTGGCTGTTGGGCATCACCGTGACCGTGTCGCCGGCCATCGCGATATACGACGCCGCGGACGCGGCCAAGCCGTCCACCACAACGTCCACCGGTTTGGGGTGCGCGCGCAGCAGGTTGCAGATCGCCAGCCCGTCGAACACGTCGCCGCCCGGGGAGTTGATGTGCACTTCGATCGACGGTGCCTGCACGGCCTGCAACTGGGCGTTGAAGTCGGCGGCCGAGACACCCCAGAACCCGATCTCGTCGTACACGTCCAGGCGGGCGGGGGTGCCGTCGGTGTAGTCGGTGATGCGGAACCAGTCGTCCCGGTTGGACAGCCGATGCGCGCGCGGCAGGTGCCGTGCGACGCGTTCGTCCCCGGACAGGTTCGCCAGCGCGGTCAACCTGCGGTCGATCCCGCCAACGAGACCGGTGGCGAGATCCGACTTGCCGTCGTCGAGGTGGGCCTGAAGGTGCGACTTCACGCCCGACCGGTCCCCGTCCGGGATGTCCGCGGAGTCCAGGCGCGCCAAGCCGTTGCGGCAGGCGGCGAGGTTCGCGGGGGCGCCTTTGTCGGTGGCGTGCGGGAACTTGTACGACCCCACCAGGTCAGCGTCGGCGGTGCCGTCGACCCAGGCGTAGCAGTACCGCAGCGCGGCCTCGCCCTCGGCCTTCACGCTGGACTTGTCCCAGGGCGTGTCGACCGTCGCGGTGTGGTGAACCGGCAGGGCGCCCATCACGCCACCGCGCCATCGGGCATCGCGGCGATCGCTGCGTCATAGATCTCCCGCGCCCAATCCGCATCCACACCCAGCTCGACGGCGATCCGGTCGAACGACCAGCCGTCCTTGCGGTGGTCGGCGATCCGCTTGAACATCGTGAACTTGAAGCCGTTCGAGAAATACTCGGGATCATTCAGCAACCACACCAACTGCTGCGCACTGCACGGCACATGCAACGTCGACTGCCCAACACGGTCCAGGCGCAACACCACCTTGTCGCCCTCGCACGCCCGGGTGTCGATGGTGACCGTGAAGTCGTGGATGGACACGGTGTCCTGCTGCGCGGTCGTCACGCCGCCTCCTTCTCAGTCTGGGCCGGCTCATACGTCTCGCCCGCCGGAAGCTGCGGCGGCATCACCGTCGCCGGGATCACCCCGGTGTGCTTGATGTTCGGCAGCGACATCGCTTTCGCCACGTCATCCGGGTCATACCCGGCAGCCACCAGCTTCGCTGCGGCACTGGCGTTGGCGTTGGTTGTCGCGGCGTCGGCTTGCCAGTTCTTCGGCACCGGGTTGTCGAAATCGAACTCGACACCGCTGCCCGCGGATCCGAACAACGGCAGAAACTGGGTGTTCAACACATCCTTGACGCGGGTCAGTTTCAACATCAACCGGTACTGGGCGTAGATGTACTCGCTGCCCTCGATGTTGGACCGGTTGACGTCCTCAACGACACCCAGCATGGCCTTGGATGTGCCGTAGCCCTCATAAATGATGTCCCGGCCGTCCTGGCGCAGTTCGGAGAACTGCATGTCCTGCATCGACAAGTCACTGGACTGGAACGTCGCGCCCATCTCCAGGAACGCCACCCTGTGCGCCCGCTGCACGCCTTGGTGCTGCTCCGCCCACCGTTCGGTCAACGTGTCGAACTGCTCATCGGACAGGGCTTCGGGGAACTGCACGAAGCCACCGGGGTTGGCGCTGTTCTTGAAGAAGTTCCGTTGCCAGTCCGACACGTACCGGGCGGCCTCGATGTCCGGCAGCAGCGGTTCCACCGCGCCCATACCACCGTAAATGTTCAACGGGGCTGGTTGGCGTAGCCAAATCACCTCAGAGTTCTTCAACGGCACCATCTCACCGCTGGGCGACGTGTACACCCACCCGGCGATGAACTTCTTCACATCCGGCACCGGTTGCATCCGATCCGGCCGGATCGGCCACATCGACGCGGGAATGGAACCGGCGTAGCCGATCACCCAGAACCCGAGGCCGGTGAGTTCGACGTGCTGCTGGCTGGCCTCGCGGAACAGTTGTCCCGGCATCCACGGGTTCGGTTTGGACCACATGTCCAGGGCGGCGTGCGTGGTGACCTCGGTGCGCGGGTCCGGTCCGCTGATCCGGCCGCGTCCGTCGCGGGTGCGGAACATGCGCCACGGCACGGTGGAGAAGCTGCCGGCGTTGAACGACACCGTTGAGTACAGGGTGCCGCTGCGGCCGAACATTTCCATCTGCTGTGCGGGGTCGCTGTTGTTGTAGAGGGACGCAAAGGTCGCGCGGATTCCTCGGCCGACCATCGGCACACGTGGCTGCTGCGCTGGCGTGGCGGTGTTGGTGGGGCGTCGGCGGGTGACGCTACCGATCAGGGACATCGCTCACCGCCACTCGCTCGACAGCCCAGTGCAGAACCAGCACCGCGATCCCGGTCGCGACGAGACCGGCCCATTCGTGCCACTGGTAGGCGGCGACGGTCGGGGCACCGAGCGCGACGGTGTCCACGACGAACTCGCGGACCTGTCGGGCGCGCCCCCGGAACCAGGTGGCTACGGTGCCGCGGCGGCTGGACTTGGCGGCTTCGCGGACCTTCGGGGCGAACACCTGGTAGGCGCTGCCGAGCAGGGTTGTGGACTCGCGGGTCCCGTTGGTTAGGACGGTCACGCGACCCACCTCATCCACTTCGTGCGGCCGTGATCCATGTGCTGGACGAGGTACCGCATCGCGTCCATGCCGTGATCGTTTTCCTTGACCGGGTTTTCGCGTTGATCGGCTTTGACGCCCTGCGGCCACACGTACGACGAGATCTCGTCCTCGGTGCAGGTGGGTAGCGGTGGTAGCGCGGTGTCCCGGTCGTTGCATGCGCCCTTGATCAGGTACAGGCGCGGCCTGCCGTCCCCGGCGACTTTGAGTCTGGATTGGACGGCTTGGATCCCGTCCTTCACGGCCTTCTTCGCGGCCACCGTGACGAGCCCCGTCTTGGCCTGGAACGTGGCGCGGCCTTCGGCGTCGTGGTCGGCGACGATCGACTGCGGCTTGGGTTCGGTCCACTGCCTCTTCCCGGCGAGCCCGTCCTCTGCGCGGCCGTCGCGGGTGACCTGGTCCAGCACGGTTTTGGCGTGGTCTTCGACGAGGCGTTGGGTGCGGTAGATCTCGCCGTACAGGTACAGCCGGCTGTCGTCGTCCATCGCCCAGCGCTGCAACACGAAGGGGTTGGTGTAGCCGTAGTCGATGCTCCAGAACCTGGGCCACGACCACGGCAGGCCAGCCGAGCAGACGGGGGTGTCCTCGTGGAACGTGGGCGCGTCGATCAGGTGGAGGGAGGCGTCGAACGTGTCGTACACGATGCCCTCGGCCGCGGCCCAGATCCCGTCCAGCAGCCGCAGGCGGCGCACACCGGTCAGTCGGCCGAGTTTGCCGAGGATGTAGTCCTCGCCCTCGACGGTCAGCTGGCCTTCGGGGGTGTAGTAGCGGGGGTTGTCCTTGTGCCGCGAGTGCAGCATCGGCAGGGAACCCTTGGTGGCGCGCTGGTTGAGCCAGTGGTTGGGTGCGTCGGGGTTGCAGCACAGCACGATCTGCTTGTACGTGTCGGTCGGTGCACGCAACCGGGTGATCAGGGTTTCGAGGGCCTTCTCGGTGATCTCGGTTGCCTCGTCGACCACCACCCGGTCGTACTGGCTGGACAGGAACTTCTCGGGCTTGTCCAAGCCGCCGATGACGATCGTCGAGCCGTTAGCGTAGATGTACGCCGGTGGCTTGCGGGCGGATCCGCCGAACCATTTGATGATGCCCTCGCGGAGGGCGTCGGCGATGACTTCTTCCTCGAACGTGATCAGCGTCGTGCTCGTCAGGCTGATGTGCGTCTGGCGCACGATCAGCCCGCGGAGCTTCGCCTTCTGGAGACACGCGAGGTGGAGCTTCCACAGCGCGGCGAGGCTCTTGCCGGTCCCGGCCGGCCCGCTGAGTAGCAGCTCGGGTTCCCGGTTGGACATGAGTTCGCGTGCGGCGCCGCGGGGGTTGTAGCGCACCACCTGCACCGGGCGGTCCACCAACGCAGTGGTCATCGGAGGATCCCGAGAACGAAGTGCGGGATGAGCCATCCGAACAGCGCGGTGACAGCGATGGCCATCGCCCAGTGCTCGGGTGCCCATTGACTGATCGGCTGGTTCGCGACCACGTCACCGAGCCGCCAGAACTGGGCGCTCAGCGTGTTTTCGGGGTGTCCGGTGGCGATGGCGTACAGTTCGGGCGGTAGGAACAGCACGAACACGAAGAACGACACGACGGATGCCCAGTAGGCGGACCACGCGTTGTAGGGGGCGTAGTCGATCGGCTGCGGCCCGATGGCCAGCGCGCCGGTCACGTTCTGACCACCGTTAACGCCGCATTATCGGTGGTCAGAGTTGAGTCCACAGTGGACGTTGTTTGCCGAGCCGCTCGCCGCCGGTCGGCCCGGTTCGGCCGTGTCTGCCTCACGCGCTCAGTCAGATCCGGTGGCAGCGGGAAGACCTGGCCGTACGCCTCGAACACCCACGAACCGACACGACGCTGCGAGAAGCCGGTCATGGCGCACCGACCGCAGGCATGCGCTCACGAATCACCGACAGCAGGTGTTCACGCACCCCGAGGTAGTCGTACACGCTGTCGTGCTTCTCGCCGGTCAAGGCCTCGGTCAGGGCGAGCACGCACTGTTCCGCAGCCTTCAGGCGGTCGGTCACGTCCCGGTTGTGCGCCGGCACCAGGTCGGGATGAACCGATTGCGCCGGCCGCGTGTTATCGCGGATCTCGGTGAGCAGTTCGACGACCCGGCCGACCTGCCAGTCCATGCCGCCGCTCATACGACGTCACCCGGCTCGATCCCGGCGACCTCATAGCGCAACACCGACACCTCGGACTCGACCTTCGTGGCCGCGTCCGCGCCGATCATCTTCGACAACCGAGCCTGCGCCGCGATGATCGTCCGACCCGCGTCGAGCTTGGGTGCGTGATCCAACACCGGGACCTCGTCGCCCGTGTCCGGATCCGTCAACGTCACCACGCGGCCGTTCGAGTGGGCGATGTGATCCGCAGCCATCACCGCGGATGCGACCCGCATGACCTCGTCGAGCTGGTCGGCCATCTCCGCGCGCCGGGACGACACCTCACGGTCGATGACCGCGTCCATCGCTTCCCAATAGATCTGGTGTGCCCGCTGGCGGGACACGCCGAGTTCGGTGCCGATCTGCTCGAACGTCCGGCCGGCCCGGTACCGCCTGACCACGCGTGCACGCCGCACGGCTGGCTCGTCGCCATCGTCAAGGGGGCTTGTGTCAAGGGTGTGGCTGTTGTCGGGCATGGCCACCACCCTTCAGCCGTTAACCCCGTGGTTAGGGGTGTTAGCCGCAGGATAGATGACTATCTGTTCATATGTCGAGGTGGTCATGTGTTGGGCGTGTCACGACGGATTGTGGGTGGTGGTGGCGCGACCCGGATTCGAACCGGGAACCTTGGATCTCAGGGGACTTGGCCGCGCGCTGGCCGCTACCCCACACCGTGCTCTATCCGTTGAGCTACCGCACCGTTGTGACTGACAGTTATACGTTACTGACTAGTTCGGGTCTCAGCCCGCGAATCCGGGGCCTTCCGGGCTGATTGCCGCCTCACCTGGTCACTGAGCGTTGATGTCACCTGGTGACGTGGTGGATGTAGGAGCGGCCATCAGCGTCAACAAGTTCCACGCCGACGCACTCGGGGCGATGGATCGGCCGCACGTACAGCACCAGGTCAGGGTCGGTGGTCGTGTAGACGACATGGCAGTTGTTCGCCGTGCCGCGCCACTCCCACCCCGGGAATGCTTCGCGGCGTCCAGCCTGCGGGTATCCCGGGTGCCAGGGTGGGTTCTGGTCGGTGACATCCCACGAGCCGTCGGGGAACGTTCGCCGTTGCGCACGTTCCGTGTCGGATCTGATCGCCTGATCCCAGATCGTCTCCAACGCGACGGGATCGGCCGCCAGTTCGGTCCACTGAGACAGCGGCATGATCCACGAGAACTTGTCGCCCATTGGGAACCGCTCGATCACACGGCACTTCGGCGTCGCCTCGAATCCCGAAGTGTCGTGCTGCACAGCTAGGCGGCGACCGCAGGGCAGTCGGTAACCGGTGGCCACGTCGGCGTACGAATTGCTGACGGCAGTGTCCGGGCCGAGTGGTTCGCCGTGTTGCCGACGCCACGCGTCCGCGCAGGTTTCGCCGCAGTAGTCCGCGGACGGCCCATCCGGCCGCAGGGCTGCCCCGCAGGAGCCGCAGGAGGGTGCGGTGACCTCGTCAATCAACTCGATGATGTCCGTCACGACGGGTCCGGGGGTAGCGTCATGCCCTCGTAGTGCCGCAGGTCAGCGTCCGGGTTGTTCCACAGCTCCCGGTGCGCAGCGGTGGCAGCGTCGAAGATGCGCGGGTGGGCGTCCACGGCGATCTCGCAGCCACCCGAGCTGACGGTGGCGACACAAACACCGAGGTCGTTGAACCAGGAGATCCGTTTGCCGCCCTTGATCTGTTCGATCTTCAGTTTCATGTTGGGCTCTCTGTCCACTCGAACTGCATGTCTGCCGGGAGGACGCCGCTGGCGTGCAGCCGGTCGGTGATCTCGCGGGCAAGTCGCGGCATCTTCCAGGCCAGCCACGCCCGGTACTCGTCCTCGGTGATGAACGGCGGCCGAGGTGGCTCCGCGTCACTCGCACTCATCGTCAACCACCTCGACCAGGTCGTACGCCTTGGCGCGCGTTTCCAACACGAACTCAGCGAACGTGAGCGCTTCCGCCCCGTACAGGCTGTCATCCATCCCGGCCACCGTGACGGTGACCAGCTCACGATCGGCCGCGCACCGGATCAGGGTGGCGTGCGGATCCTGACGGGCGATGTGGACGGCCGTCGCCGCAGTGACCGCGCCGCCCCCGCTGTCACCGATAGCGACGATGCAATCGTCCGGTACCTGCGTGTCGGTGTAGACCTCGTAGTGGTTACGGACTGTCCAGTTGCCTTGAACGGCAGCCTGCGCGATCTTCTCGGTCTCTTCGATAGCCGCCAGGAGGCGAGCGGCCAAATCGTCGGTCACGATGGCTCCCCATGGGCATCGAGGATGACGTTGACCGTCCGATCCAGTTCGTCGGTGTTCAGGTCCCGCGCCGGCATCGGGACGCCGTGCGCCAGCCAGTAGATGATCCGCTCCGCCAGCCGTTCGGCTTCCCGGTCGCCGAGACCGCAGAGCTTCGACTCGGCCTTGACGATGCCGGCGAGCACATCAACCTGCTTGCGGAGGGCTGCGAGGGCCGCACCCTGCTCGTCGGGGGTCTTCCCGAGCGGCACGCCGCCGGTCACGACTCGGTCCCGACGACTTCGAGATGACCGGCCGCCGCAGCCGCTTCGATCTCGTTCGCCGTCAACACGGCCAGCTCCGCCGGGGGCCGCGAGTGGTAGCTGACCGTCCGGTCGGCGTGCACGTGGTACTCGCTGCCCAACTCGGTCCGGTACCGCTGGGCCACGGGAGCGCGCGGCGGTGGCTTCTTCGTCCAGTCACCTTCGGTGATGTCCATCAGCTTTTGGCCCAGCCCCGGATACCCGTCGTTGATCAAATCGGCCACGTACTTGCGGAACTGGGTGGCCTGGATCATCACGTACCCGGCCGGAGGCTGCGGGGATTCGTCCGTCATGGTCGCTCCATCTTGGGTTCAGTGACGTCGATGGTGATCACCCACCGATCGGACAGCGGCTCCGTCATGCGCTCACCCAAGACAGTGAAGACCGGCTGGATGATGCGGGTGAACTCGACCTTGTGCGCGCCGCCGGCCGCGACGATGTCCGCCATGTCGCGCAGGAACTGCGCACCGGCACGATCGACCGCCTGCCCCACGTCGTTTGCACGCTGCGTCATGTCTCGGTCCTCTCGGAAGCTTTCTGCGCCCGCTGGACGATCCACTGCGGCCACGGCATTTCCGGGTGCGCCAACACGTACGACGACTTGATCCGTTCTCCCGCCACCAACCCGAAGTCGCGGGCGTTGAGCTTCTCGCCGTTGTCGTCCCGGATGAGCATGTGCGTGTCTCGCCAGTCCGGAAGTGCCTCCGGGGTCTCCTCGCGGATGCGGGCGAGGATCAGTTGTCGGGCCAGGTCTGCGGCAGTCTGTCCAGCGTTGTAGGCGATGGCCTGGAATTGGCGTAGTTCGTGCTCGTCGAGCCGCACTGTGATCTTGGGTCGACCGGCTGTCGGCATGTCACAATCCTAGCACGGTGGGTCCCATTGTGAATCAATGGTTGCGGGTGGGACCCACCTCGGTTAGTATTCAGGTATGACGAACGCAGCGCAGGCCACCAGCCCCACCACCCACTGCCACCGCTGCGGCCGCCAGCTCACCGACCCCAAGCGCATCGCCGCCGGCTACGGCCGCACCTGCGCCGCCAAGATCGCCGAAGCCGCCCAAGCAGCCGCCCTCACCGAGACGGCCGCGCAGATGGCCAAGGCCACCGAACTGGTCACTGACGGTGGCATCGTCCGCATCACCCGCACCGTCTACCTCGCCACCAGCTCGGACGGCTCGGTGCGGTACGAGGTCAACCCCGCCGCCGGTATCCACGGCACCTGCACCTGCCGCGCCGGCCAATACGGACGCCGCTGCTACCACATCCTGGCCGCCGAACTGCTGACGGCTCGTCCGGCCGTGGTGACTGTCGCTCCGGTCGCACTGGCCCGCCCGGCTGACCCGTTCGCCGCCTTCGCCGACGCCGCGTGAGCACCCGCTCACGGCGAGGGTTTCCAGCATTCCGGGCCGCACTCGCCGGTGCCGTCATCGGTGTAGTGCGGCAGGCCAAACAGGTCCACCTTCTCGTCCAGATCGGACAGCCCGACCGTGCCGACAGCTTCGAGCAGCCACCGGCCCTTCTCGGTGATCCACGAGCCGCCGACGCTGCCGCCGTGCTCCAGCAGCTCGACCTCGGCCAGCACGCCGAGCACGAAACCATAGGCGCGACCGAGGATGCCCTCCACCTGCTTCCACCGGCCGTCCTCGTAGAACGGGGCCAGCGACAGGAGTTCATGGATGAGCTCCCACGTCTCCTGTGGGCTGCCGCAGCCGCACTGGTGCAACTCCGTATAGAACACCTGGTTCAGGTGTTGCAGGGTGTCCTCGTGCGGCAGCATGTCGTCGTAGAGGGTCATGGCTGCTCCAGGATCGTGCGGGCGAAAGCCAGGGCAGCGTCGTATGCCTCACGCACCGCGTAGAGCGACACCTGGGCCTCGACCCGATGGGCGGCCGGGATGTAGGACTCCAGGATCAGCGCGAGCGGCTTGGCCACGGCCGGGGACATGGTGCCGACCCAGGTCGCGTCGTTGCGGCCCTGGTCGGAGTCCTCAGTCTCGATGCAGCCCGATGGTCCGAGCACGGTCCAGCCGAACTCGCCGATGCCGCCCTGCCGCCATGGTCCGGGCGTCGCATGGCTCGCCAGACCTCGCAGTACAGCCGCTGCTGCCCGGAGGGTCTCGCTGGGAGACTGGCCAGCCAGTTCATGGACTTGCGTAACGTCGTCAGGCATCGACGGTCACCTCCGGGTGGTAGCGGAGTGCCCAGCCGCAGCGTGGACACCACGGGTCGTTACCCAGGCCCATCCACTCCTGGCACGGAGTGCGGTCAGGACGACACGGGATGCAGTTCACGTTGCTGCACCCGACGCCACAGTCCACGCCCCACTCCGGGTCGTCGGGGATCGGATCAGGCATCGCTTCCACCCGCCTCGCTGGTGTCGCTGTCCACCGACAGGCCGTAGCCGACCTCAGCAAAGGCGGGACGGCATAGCTCGGGCGGTATCCGGCAGCGGTGTTCCAGCCAGCCCAGCCAGCCCAGCCCTCCACGTGCGGCGTGGACTCCGCCCACGACGCCACGATCACGACCGGGGTCGCCCACAGCGGATCCAGCGAGGGCCGCAGGTGACCCACGCCGCACGAGCACATCAGCGACGGGCGGATCCACTCCCACTGCTCCCGGGTCAGCTTGACCGGCCCGACAGGGCGCCACTCGGGAAGCGACCGGTAGGCGTCCACCACGTCGTCGTAGCTGAGACCCGGGGCACCGATCGCCACGAGGTCGTCCGCGATGGCCGACTCCTCCTCGACGGCGCGGGTCGGCTGGCGACGCTTCGCGTAGTGCCAGGGCAGCAGTCTGGCCCACTTCGAAAGCATCCCTCGCGGTCTCATCGCTGTCCCTCCGGTCGTGGGGTGGCCGAGAGTCCGACCATCGCGCGCAATCGGGCCACCGTGGCGTCGTCCAACGGCTTCGGCCGGCGCCCGTGCGACGACGCGTCACGGGCCGCGTCGCCCAAAGCGAATGCCGCACAGAGCTGGCCACAGAACCGGCGTCGTCGCCACGCTGCCCGACTGATGTGGTAGACGGGCCGCCGGTAGGTCTTGCCGCACCGCTCGCACACCCGGTCCGGGAAGTCCGCCGCCGGCGGCAGTGGCCGGCGACGACGAGCCCGGTCGCAGACCCGGCACAGTCGGCGCACCGAGCCGTACCGGCGGTGGATGATGCGGACGTTCGCCGGGTCGGTGATGTCGTGGTCTCGGGGACACCGGCCGTTGGCCCACAGGCGTGGCAGCGGGTCGATCACTCGCGTGGGGTCCGCTTCGGACAGGTGGCGGGTCACGGCCGGGCCTCGTGGTCGTCGCCGAAATCGACCGGACCGATGACGACCTCGCTGGCCAAGACGCCGTGCTCGTCGGCGAGCCGCTGAGCCATGTCACCGAGGATGCGACCCAGCAGCGGCCGGGCGGTGGATGCGATGTCGCTACGGCACATGGACAGCTCCATCCTCGGCCGCCAGGGCCCGTCGTCGCGCATCCCAGCCAGCGCACAGCTCCTCCGGTGTCCCATCGGCCCTGTACGGCACGCTGTCCACGACCGGCGGGTCATAGCCGCCCGGCGGGGCCACATGCTCGGTGCCGGACGGGTGGACCCACTTCTCGACGCGGCGCAAGCCCTGGTGGCAGAAGAACCGGCCCGTCTCGGCGGCCATTTCCAGTTCGGTCGCGTCGCCCCGGTACATCGGGTCGTCACGCTTCTCCGGGCTGCCGGGGCGGTAGGCGCAGTCCTCGCACATCAGCCGCCGCGTGCTCGGCATGCCGATCGTGGGCGGTGTTTGGTTGGCGCTGTAGACGGCTTCCCAGCAGGTGCAGGCGTGCGGACCGTAGATGGCTACGCCGTAGCAGCAGACGATGCCGAGGTCGGGGAAGTCCTCGTGCTCGGGGCGGCAGATGCTCACCGCTGGCCTCCAGTCGTCGGCAGGTCATCGAACGCGCCGAGGGAGCCGAGAGCCGCATGGATGCCCTGGTTGAACTCGTCGCGCCGCGTGGAGCCACTGACCAGGGTGTTCGCATCCAGCTCCAGCACGTCGTCGATGATCTGCGGGTCGCCGCCGACCAGGACAGTGACGGTGAGCCGTCGCCGCAGCAGTCCGCGCAGGATGTCCGGCCACCCGACGGTGACCGTGGTGCGCACGAACGGGTCCGATATCGGCTCCTGGAACGTGATGGTCCGGTCACCGATCCGGCTGGTGACGTGGTAGCGGTCTCCGGTCTCCCGGCTGTCGTAGGTCGGCTGGATGGACTGGCGCTTCTTGCTCACCGCTGGTCTCCTTCGCTGCTGCTGGTCGGATGCCACAGGCACGACCGTCCATCCGGGATCGGCAGGCCCAGCAGCCAGTGGGCCACCTGCACCCGGAAACAGGTCGGGCAGGGCGAGGGCTGGTCCAGGGTGCTGGCCAGCGGGACACGGGGCGGACGGGTCGAGGTGGTCACGGTCGGTCCGAAGTGTCAGCGGCCGGATGGTCGACGTCGCCGATCACCGCAGCCATCTCGGTCAGCCCGACCAGGCGCTCGTCGATCGAGAGCAGGGCGTGCAGGATCGCGCCCAGCAGTGCCCGGTCGGTGAGGGACGTGCCGGGGTGGTCATGCAGTTGCTGGACGTATCGGGCACTGGCGGCGTGGCTGCGGTCTGGCTGGGTGGTCACGTCGGGTCCTCCGTTCGGGCGGCTTGGATGCGCTGGAAGTGACTGGTCCGGCCGTGCAGGTGCTGGCCGTCGGTGAGCGGGTTCACGCAGTACGCGTCCCGCTCCGCGCCGCATTTCGGGCACTGGACGGCGAGGGACTCGTCCTGGGCGGCCAGGTCCTCGGCCACCGGTGCGGTGACGGAATGCAGACGGCGGGTCATCGCAGGCGTCTTTCATCAGCCACCGTGCGGAACTCCCGGCAACAGCCGCAGTAGATGTCGATCGGGTCCGCGTTGGGAGGCGCGGTGCCGCACACCGGGCATGCCGGGTAGTAGCGGCAACGCGGCAGTCCGTGGAAGTGCGCTCGCCGGATGCACAGGTCGCAGGCGAAGGTGACCGGTATGGCGGGGAACTCCGCGCCTGTCTTGAAGTTGCTCCGACGCTGGTTGCACTCCTTGCACAGCAACCGCAGGTTCGTGGTGTCGTCAGCGCCGCCAGCCGACCACGGGATGATGTGGTCGATTTCCCACGGACCCTTGCGGGCGCCGCACATCTGGCAGTGCGCGTCGTCGCGGCGATAGACGAGGTGACGGACGATGCGCGGAATCGGCGGACGTTCACCAGTGCGGACGATCGGCCAGCGTTCGAGCGTGTCGGTCTCGACGGCCAACGCTTCGAGCATGCCGAGGAACGCGTCCGCCGTGACGGACGGGTGGTCGTTCATGGGACTTCACCTCGCATTGCGGCTCGGACCAGCGCACTGCCGCGCTGGTTGCGTTCTTCGGCATTCGGGTCGTGATCGCAGATCGTTCGGCCGCGGTAGCCGCGGTCGTCGCACATGTCGCAGGCCGAGATGGCGAGGTCGCGGCCGCGGGCTTTTTCTCGTGTGTCGTCGGATGGTGACGTTGGGTTGTCGTTTGGGGTGGGAGCGCGGCGCGAGAATTCGCGCTCCCCGCCCCCTCCTCTCTTTAGAGAGGGGGCGGGACGGGACGGGGCAGCGTTAGTGCCCCCGTTACTAACAGCGTGACTACCGCCGTTACGGTGTGACTCACGCCACTTTCGCTGTCGTTCGGCCGACTTCTCGCGTTCCTCGAGGACCTTCTCCTTGCTCGGCTGGAACTCCAGATAGTCCTTGATCTGCCAGCCGCCAGGGCGTTCGTGCCACAGTTGCCGGTCAACGAGTTGGGCAGCGAAGCGTGCCGGCGTTCGCACCCGCGCACACACGAGTTCGAGATCATCTTCGGGCACGAATCCGTCAGTGAGGTTGCGTGCGCACCAGAAGATCGCCGAGACGTGCAGGCGGAATGCAGCATCCGACAGGCCATCTACCTTCCTGTTGATCGGGAATGTGTCATCGAATCGAACCCATGGCATGAGTCGGTCCCTTCCTTTGGTTGAGCGAATGATCAGAAGGGAGAACGGTTGTCGGCAGGCATCACTCCTTCTGCGGCCAAGGTGAGGCACGGCGTTCCACGAGCGCCTTCCGCTGGTGCCGGTCCAGGCCGCCCCAGATCCCCCACGGCTCATCAGCAGCCAGCGCGTACCGCAGGCACTGAAGAGCGACCGGACACCGGCCACACACCGCCTTGGCCGCATCGGTGTCGTTGGCTTCGGTGCGCGTGTGGGCGAACCAGCGGTCCTTGTCCGGCTCCGTCCGGCAGGCCCCGAACTGCTTCCACTCCTCCGACTGGCGGACCGGCCGCGGCACGCTCGGTTTCGGGTCGGTCCGCGGCCGACGGCGAGCCGCCCGGGCACGGAGGGAGCAGGCGATGGAGCAGAACTTCCGGGCCTTCCAGTCGTTGCTGGCGGTGTTCTTGCGGCGCCGGAAGACCTCGCCGCAACCGGCGCAGGTCTTCGCGCCCACCAGTGGCGTGCTCACGGCTTACCTGCCTGCCGTGAAGCGACGTAGGCCGCATACTCGTCGTGCATCGCCTGCGTCGGCAGGCCGTGCGCTGTGCAGATCTCGCAGGCGCACACCAGATCCCGCTGATGCAGGTGGACGACGATGGCCGAGGTCGCCGCGCGCTCCTGACTGTCGGCGATGCACTCCTCGGAGCAGTATCGGAAACCGTTGGCGCCCGGGAAGCCGTCCAGCCGCTCGACATGTAGCCAGCCGCCGCACTCCGGGCATTCGTCCGGTATCACGTCGTTCTGCCCACAGGCGATGATCGTCATGGCCGGCCTCCCTCGGTCTCCCGTGCCGCCCCGGCGGTGTCCGGCTCGGACGGGCTACGGACCCCACCAGCGCCGAATTCGGCCAACGCTTCACCGATGCGGCGATCGACCTCCTTGTCGGGCTCGGACAGTCCTTCCCACGGCACGAGCCAGGACGCCTTCGGGTTCGGTTGCTCGCTGGCCCAGTCGATCCATATCTCGCGCACCTTCCGGCCGAGCGCCTCCCTGTCCACTGCCGAGGAAGGCGAAGGCGTCTGGGCTTCCACTGTGGCAGAACGCCAGGACTCGGTCCGGCGGAGGACGCTGGCTGCGATGCGATGGGCGCCTGGATAGGTTGCCCAGTCCGAGCCAGCGGACTGGGCAACGGCGGAAGCGATCTGCTGCTCGGCGTCCTCGGGTAGTACGACAGCAGAAGCCCGGAGAGCGACCAGGGACCACAGGCCCCGCACGTCGGCCCGCGCTTGGTCCCGTTCGACTGTCCTGCGGCGGAGTGCAGCGCACGCCTGCTCATAGGCCCATGCGGTCGGGTACGGCTGCCGGTCGTGCGCAATGGCTTGATCCCGTTCGGCGAGTGCCGTGTCCCGCTCGGCGACCTTGTTGATCACGTCGTATTGCGCGAGAGCCCGCATCTGGTCGGAGACGACAGCCGCCCACTCGGCTTGCTCCCGCTGCCACACCGCTTCGGCGTGCAGCCACGCCAGCAATTTCTCGCGGTCGTTCGACTGAAACAGCCGTTCCATGCGCACCAACATCACGCGATGCATCTCCGTGATGTTGGCGCGGGCGCGCTCGTAGTCATCCGGTTCCCAGCCGCCGGATTCGCCGTCGCTGGTGTAGTCGCACTCCTCCAGGGATGCCTCGACGAAGGACTCCAGCTCGACTTTCAGCCGGTCGCACTCATCGGCTACCGCCATCAGTCGGTCCTCGGCCGCAGTGAGCGAGGTCTGTGTCATGGCGTGGCGCTGCTCGCTGTGCATCAACTCCAAACGCAGGCGTTCGAAGGCCACGCACGTCGGGTCGGCGCAGTCGGTCAGCGTTCCGGGGTGGCGGAGAGTCGCTGCCGCGACGCCCGCAAGCGGGTGGTATGTCCGCGAACCGGCCAGTTCGTCGCTCACGGCTGTTCCCCCCTCAGTGCCGCAAGAGCGCCAGCGTTGTCAATCGGCGTGATGTTGTCCGGCTTGACGACCCACCGCTCGCCGTTGTCGCGCATCACATACGCTTCTTCGCCGAAGTCTCCGGGCCCGACGGAGATGAGCCAGCCCTCCCACGATTCGCCTTCGTACTCGTAGCGGACGCGCTGGTCGGTGTGCCCGTCGGGGATATTCCGTGTCGCGGTCACATGCAGCGTCCGCATGATCGTCGTGGCTTCGTCGTCTGCTGGTGCCGCAGCGGGTTCGAACTCCTCGCGCAGCCACGCCACGATCCGCTCGTGTGCGATCCGGTAGCCGTGGGCGTATTCCGTCTCGTGGCGATCGACATTGGCGGTCGAGGCCAACTGGGCAGCCTCGCCGCCCAGTTCGTCAGCCGCCTGAAGATGGGTTTGCTGCGCTGCTGGGGCCAAAGGCAAGTCCAGGATCTCGACGCCCAGCAGCTGGAAGTCCTGGCCGTAGTCGGCATGCACCGACCCGTTGATCTCGGCCGTGCGGAACACGACACCCTCAGCGACGCGGACGTAAGCCGCGTTCGCCTCTCGGTCCACCGTGACGTTGATCGCCGGCGGGGGTGTGGGTGCCGCGAGCAGGCCGGCAGCGGCCAAGCGTTCGACCTGTGCGAGGAAGTACGGTTCGACGTTCGCGTCTTCCCCGGTCTCGGCGCACCACTCGGAATCGAAGTCGCTCAGAACCTCCTGAGCGCGGCGCTTGGCCCGCTCGATCTCATACCTAGCCATGCCGTGCCTCCTGGTAGTCCTGAATAGAGCCGTCGTCAGCCAGCAGCACGAGCCCGCGATTCGGCAGCCGCACCGGCACCCGGGTCGTGTCGGCCCCCGTCTGGACGATGAAGCCAAACGCCTCGTACACGACGCGCATGCCGTTCGTGTTGGTGATCGCCATGTGGCAAAAACGGCAGGCATCACAGCCATTGCTGGCCGTCCACTTCCCGCCGCGGCCCTTGGCGATCCGATGCGAGAAGTCGTAGGCGCGGCCGACACAGCCCGACAGTCGCAGCTCGCACCAACCCCCGCTCCGGGCGCGCACCAGCAGCTTCGCCGCCTTCTCCTCCGGGCTCTTCCGCCGCTTGGCCGGTCGCATGCGGGAGCGCTTCACCGTGGACACCGCCCCGCGTGGACATAGCCGAACTCGTCAGCCAACCGGGCGATCATCTGTCCCAGTTGGATCGGTCCCTCGCAGGCAGGGCAGAACCCCGAGTAGTTCGCAGGGAATGGCTGGCCCACCGTCTCCGGCCGCTCGATGACCTCGCCGCCGCGATGCTTGTCGCAGCCGCACTGGTCCACCAGCAGATCGGTCAAGTCGCAGCGCTGCTCGGTCACGACGACCGCCTCTTCCGCTCGTGCCGCCTCCATCGCTCACGCCGCACGAACGCGAGCTCCCACTGGTACGCCCGCTGGTCCTTGCGGGTCCACCTGCGCAGAGGCCAGAGCAGCGGCCAGGTGAGCCGTGAGAGCCAGCCGCGGATGCGACGGTGACGGCGGTCGGGGATCATGGGGTCACCGCCGGCTTGGCGACGAACCCGAGCTTGATCTCCGTCGTCTTGTTCATCGGTGGCTGCACGCCAGTCTTGGCGTACTCGGCCCTCACCGCGTCGGTATTCAGTCGGGAGACGGGGCTGACCGTCCACTGGAGAGCCTTCGAGTAGCCCACGTCGACCGGGTCGGACTTGCCCGTGGTGTTCGGCCGGATCGCGTCCAGCGCGCCCTTGGCTTCCTTCTCCAGCCGCTCGGCCGCCTTCTTCAGCCCGCGTGCCTTGGCGAGCTGCTTGGCCCACTTCAGCGCGTCCGGGTCGTCGACGAACAGCACGGTGAGCGGGTCGCGGTTGGGGACCGCGTCACCCCAGCACGGCGTCCGGAACGGGCAGCCTTGACAGAACGCGGAGTCCGGCGCGTAGTCCCGGTTCAGGAACTCCGGGTCCCCGACGTCGCGGATGTTCTTCACCCACGCCAGCGCTTCCTTGACCGCGGTCGGGTCGAACGGCAACGGGACCGGGTGGGTGTTGCCGGTGTCGCGGGCGATGTAGTCGATGACCACCCGCCGAACCGGTCGGCCCTCCTGGATGAGGGCGGCGGCGTACAGCATGATCTGCCAGCGGTGCGCGCGGTCCGCGCCGTGGATCTTGATGTAGTCGATGCGGCGCTGGGTGGTGGTTTTGGTGTCGTCCACTTCGGCGTTGACCGAGTCGTACCGGTCAAGGTGTCCGAGGATGCCGGCGAACCGAACTTCGTGCTCGACGAGGTCGTCGGCGGGGATCTCGCCGGCCGCCTGCATCTCCCGGAACACCTGCTCCACCGCGCCATGGATGGCGGTGCCCATCACGGCCTGGATGGAGCCGGACGAGTCGACCGGGTCCGCGCCGGCCAGCCGGTAGCCGGCGCGGCGCTGGCAGCCGCCAACCTCGGACATGCCCATCTCCCGCTGCTGGGACCGCGCACGGCGGCGATCCCACGCGAGCAGCAGGTCAGCGGTCGTGGTCATTCGGCGTCAGCACCTTCGGCGAACAGGCGCAGCGCTTCCTCGTCCGGCTCGACCGTCTCGCCGCCGAGGTGTTCCTTGGCCAGTTCCGCGACGGCTTCGGCGATCACGGCGTCGTCCTGCTCGGGCGCCGGCGGCACGGTGGCTGGCTGGTCACGCTCGGCCGCGACCTGTGCGAGGGTTGGCCGGTCGTCGTCGGCCGCCGAGTCCATCTCGCCCTCGATCGCGAACCCCATCCGGACCTCGGGGCAGATGAAGTCGGCGCAGAAGCCGGCCGCGCGCCACAGCAGCATCCGTTTGGTCCAGGTCTCCCACGGCAGCGGCTCACCGCTCTTGGACCGGGCGTAGGGCTTGCCTTCCTTCAGGCGCACCAGGTTCGCCGCGATCGCGTCGTCGATCGTGAAGGTCTCGCTGTGTTCCTCGCCGCTGTCGCCCCGCACGATCGTGACAGTGCAGCGGCTCTCGTCGTGATCTCCCTCGTACGGGTGGTCGGCGCCACGGTGTTCCTGCTTGCTCAGGAAGCAGATCGTGCACGGCACATACGCCTTGTGGCCTGCTTCACGGACTTTCGCCAGGAGAAGCTTCCCGGCCATCTGCGGGCGTCCCTTGACGACCGAGATTGTCTGGAGGGCGATGACGTGGGGAACGTTGAGCTGCTGGCCATAGAGGATGGTCAGGAACACGTTGGCGGGCTTGCCGCGCAAGTCCTGCGGCAGGATGTCCGCCTGTGCCAGCGCGACCGCGAGCCGCCATGCCTGGTCGAGGTCGTCGAGTTGGCCGGTCAGACGTACGGGTACCTTTGCCTGCTGCGCGGGCTGAGTGGCCGGCAGGTTGGGCGTGGTGTCGGTCATCAGAATGCCCATCCGTCGTCCGGGAAGCCCACGGGCTCCGCGGCGGGAAAAGCGGTGAAGGGAGCGCCGAGGCCGTGCAGTAGGCACGTCTCGGACGGCTCGTATTCGGCCGGCAGTGGATCGGGCCACCCGCGTCCCTCATAGACGCACAGGCAGGTGCAGCCGTCAGGTAGGCCGGTCACGCGAACCACCTCGGGTAGTCGGCGTCCAAGATGGTCAGCACCGCGCGGGCCAAGCCAGCGGGATCGGGGTGGCCGTCACGGATCGCCGCCAATGCACCGCGAGTGAGTTCGTCCTCAATGCCGTGAGCGCGTTCCGGATCATGGCGACCGGCCTTGGCGAACACGTCGCGGATCAACTCGGCTGTCGCCGGCTCAACCACGCGCCCATACAGGACGATCTCGGTGCCCATCACCGGTCACCCCACGCGGCGTACTCGTCCACGAGGTTCGCCCGGAACACGAGCTCCTCGTCGGGCACGCCGTCCACGGCTTCCTGCGCGACCGCGTGCAGCACCTCGATCGGCACCGCCGGTTCGCCTACCCGGTCGTGCGTGTGGTGGCACACGAGCTCCACCGCGTACCCGCGTTTGCGCCACGCCAGGATCAGCGGCTCCTGCACGGCCTGGGTGCCGGCGGCGTGGATGGCGTGCGACCACTCGCGCCGGAAGTCCCGGTCGAGGCCGGTGCCGCCGAAGTCGCCCCAGACGCAGGACGGGCAGTCGATCACCGGGGCCAGGGTGCGGACGTATTCAACATGGCTTGCATTGTCGGCGGCCGTATTAAAGGAAACGGCCGAATCCTTGAATACCGGCGCCGTGTCCGACACGGCGGGGATCGTGGAGGTCATCGCGCACCTTCCGGGTCCAGTTGGTTGGCACGGGCGAGCAGTCGCTCCCGGATGCTGCGCGTTGAACCCGCTACGGCCTGCCCGAGTGGGCCATCCAGGAGCACGGACGTGCGCGTCAACTCGGCGTGCGCGCGTAGCTCCTCGGCGACAGCGATCCGGCAGGCACCGGCCACGTCCGGATCGGCGAGGAGGCCGGCATCACGAAGCCGGGTTGCCTTCGAGCGCCACAAGTCCCGGCGGACCTCGCCCTCCAAGTCCCACGCTCGCTGGTCCGCGAGGTCGCAGTTGCACAGGGCCTTCGCGGCCTGTTCGATCACGGGGGCCCACTTGGCTTCGCGCGCCGCGACCCACTGGTCCTCGACAGTTGCGACATACGCCGCTTCGGCTCGCTCGTGGTCCTTGTCGTTCATCGCTCGCCGTCCTCGTCCTTGGCGTTGGCTTCCTGCCGCTTGCGCTCGGCCTCGGCCAGCTGCTTCTGGTGGTGGGTCTGCGAGCCTCGGACGACGGGACCGAACATCGGGTCGGTCGCCGGGTCGCCGTCTTTGTTCTTGGCCATGTCGATCAGTCCTCGTCCTCGTAGGCACCGGGGATGCCGTGAAATGGGTCGTCGGTGGCCGGGTTGTGGGGCGCGCGGTGCCCGTTGCGACCGGTGGTGGCGAGCGGGACCTGGCCGGGGACCTCGGAGACCGTCTGGCCCTGCTCGTTGGTGTAGGTGATCGCTTCGGTCATCTCGGCTGCTCCTTGCTGGTCTCTGGTAGCACCAATGCTAGACCAAGCCGCTTGGCCAAGCAAGTAGACCAACTAGACTTGTCCAAATAGATTGGATCAGCTACCGTAGAAGCATGCGAACAGTCGGGGACACGAACCAGGCGACATGGCCAAGCGGGTGGTGCGACGATGGGGACATGACCGACTACCGTCCGAGCCCGCAACTCGCCGACGCTCTGGCCGCGTACACCGCCGCCCAGGAGGCCGCAGAGGATCGCCGCGTCGCGCTCCGTGCGGCCGTCGCCGCCGAGCTCATCGCCTACAGCGACCTGACCAACGAGCTGCTCGCCGAGCACCTGCCGTGGTCCGGCGAGACCGTTCGGGGCATCGCCCGCGAGTACGAGATCCCGCCCAAGCGCAAGCCCACCGTCCGATCCATCAAGCCGCAGAAGCGCCGCACCACTGCCTGACCGAGAGCCACGGAGGGCACCATGACCACCACCCGCGCCGTCCGCGACCTGGACACCCCGGCCTACTACCAGGTGACCCGCAACGCCGCCACCGGCCGATACGGCGTCTGGAACCCCGAGACCGGTCGCTTCTACGTCGACAACGTCATCAGGGTGGAGGCCATCGCCCTCGCGAAATGGGCGCCGACCACCGGGCCGGTCCGCGAGGACTACTGGGCCCTGGCCAACGCCTGACCTCTCCACCCCTCGGCGCCCGGTCTCCACACCGGGCGTCGAAGCCATGCCCGGGACGTCGTACCGGAGACGGGCGGGGAGGGCGGTCACGATGCACGCTCCGACGGCAACACCGTCGGTAGGCCGACCTGTGCCCGCAGCCGCGCCACCTCGGCCGCGTTGAGACACCCCGGCTTCCGTCGGTCGCGGGCCAGCACTTGATACAGGGCGGTGCGCTCGATCCCGATGCGCCGGGCGATCTCCGTCATCGTCAGGCCCTGGTCGCACAGTTCCCTGTACCGCCGGATCACGGTGGCCCGGTCCATCGCGACGGCATTGAAACGGGGATAGTCGTCGAGGGCGCTGTTGGCGAAGGCCCACTGGTAGCAGGCCCCGCACAGGCCGCGTCCCACATGCTCAACGCCTTCGCGTCCCGAACACGGGACAACGAGGGGACCTCGTCGGCAACGGTGGCATTTCGCCGGCAGTGAAGCGCGGGCCATCACGCCTCCCCTGGTAGCTGGACGTCGAGCGGATACACGTCCCCACCCGGAGCAGCACCAGCCGCAGAGTCCTCGTCCCGCCATTTGAACTGGCTCACCATGCCGCGGTACTGCACCCCGATCTGGATGGTCACCGGCAGTCGCTGGTGGTAGCGGAACATCTGCACCAGTTCGGCCCGCCGTGCCGCGACCTTCAGGAACGGCGCCAGCCTTGACGGGGCCAAGTCCGTGCGGGGCGCGGCCGGCGGACTGCCTTCCGGCGGGGAGATCTGGACCTCGGTGAGCATCGCCCGGACGCCGTCGTGCGGGAACTCGTCCACCGCGTAGCCGTTGAAGGTCAACGTCAGGCCCTCGCCGAACAGGTCCGGGTCCTCCGCGACCTTGATCGTGTCGCCGTCCTGGCTCAGTTCCACGCCGTGGTTCTTGTCCTTCCCCAACGGCCGCAGGACGGCGATGACGGCGCGCACGTCGCCGATGGGCCACAGCATCGGCTCCATCTGGCCGGCGCACCCGGTGTGGGCGTGGCCGATGACGACCCCGTCCGTGGCGGTCCCAACGAGCAGGTCTGTCGCACCGGGACTTTCGCCGACGTAGCCCCGCGCGGTGTGCAGCAGAATCCCGGCGGTGGCGCCGCTGTCGGCCGGGTCAGCGGCGGTGAGGGACAGGTCGGCCAGGAGCCCGACGAGCTCGTGGGTGGCGATCCGGACGGTCACGCCGCCACCTCCGCGTACAACGCCTTGCAGTCCTCGCAGCCGCACAGCTTCACCGGGGGATGACCGAATCCGGGCCACGACGTCCCCGGCTTGACGACCGCCTCGACGGCATGCCCGGCGCTGTCGAACGTGCCGACCAGTTGGGGCTCGCCCAGGCGTCCCTTGGCACAACCGCACGGCAGTTCGAATCGGCAGCGACCCAAACCGGCGTCGTCGTTGTGGTCGTGCCAGATGTCCGCGTGGCCGCAGATGCACATGTGGACGATGACGCTCACTGGTCCTCCTGTGTGGATGGGCGAGCCGGCCGGGAGGGAAGCCCAGCCGGATCGCCCGAGACTGCGTTGGCCTCGGCCGCGTACTCGGCGATCGCGAGGGTCCGGATGTGCGGGTTGGTGTCCTCGAAACCCCGGAAGTAGCTGACGTCCGGCTCGTCGCCCGGCCGGCGGGTGTCCAGGGCATCGGTGGTCCGGGTGCGGTCCGGGCCCGCCTGTTCGGCCTGAGGCTTGGGGTCCCGGGGCCCAGGTCGGGCAGAACGCCAGGACGAAGGCCGTCGTGATGATCCCGATGCCGACGCCACCGAGCAGCCAGTAGGCCCACGTCATGACGCACCCGCCATCACGAGCCGGCCAATGTGCTCCGCAACCTGCGGAACTACGGCGTTGCCTACGGCTCGACGTCGCTCCATCCCGGCGGGAATCCCATAAGCCACTCTTGCCAGGGCGGGTTCGCCGGCCCACCAATTGCGTCGTTCAGATCCCTGCTCGACCGGCCGCCATCCAGTAGCCTGATCAACGTCTCCTCGTCCAATCCCCCACGGACACCGTCGCTGGCTTTCGGTGTGGGCCAGGATGAACAGGCGTCGGCGTGGGTGTGGCGCGCCCACCGCGCAAGCGTTGATCTCGCCGGCGCGCGCCCGGTATCCGAGTGCCCGGAGGTCGGCGAGAACAGCGGCGAGTCCCCGGGTGCGCAGACCGGGCACGTTCTCGCCGATGACCCAGGTGGGCCGGAGTTCTCGGATGACGCTGGCCATCGCTGGCCAGAGCCACCGGGGGTCGGCCTGCGCCAGCCGTCGACCCGCGTCCGAAACCGGCTGACACGGGAAACCTCCAGCGACAACATCGACTGCGGGTCGGGATCGGGACTGCCACCACTCGACCGCGGTGCGGACATCGTCGTGCCTCTCCACGTTCGGCCAGTGTTTCTCCAGGACCCGGCAGCAGAACGGGTCGATCTCGACCTGGCCGATGACAGTCATACCGGCGCGCTCCAGGCCCAGATCCAAGCCGCCCACGCCCGAGAACAGCGACAGCACGTTCCACGTCATGACGGCACCTCGTTGTGGTGGGGTTGCGCGAGCCGCAGGAGCGCAGCGACCGTGCGAGGCCCCAGTTCCCGCCGGACGGCCTCGAACGCGCCGCTCGACGCGGTTGCCAGCAGCAGCCGCACCAGATCGACCGGGATGTGCATGGACCGGTAGTCGCCGTTGATGACCCGCAAGGCCCGGACGTAATCGGCTTTCGCGACCGCGCAGGGGGTGCAGACGGTTTCGTCGTGGCGCTTGTGTGCGGTCTGCCCTGCGGGCGTACCGCAGGACGGTCTCACCGGACACCGCCGGCGTGGCCCTGGTGGATGGTCATGACGCACCCGCCGGATATTCATCCCAGGTGCATCCGTCCAGTTCCCGGCCAGCCGCCTTCTTGCCCGCGCGCTGGTACACAACAGAGTCCGGATGAGGTGCCCACCAGCCGTCGACCGGTTCACCATCGCCGAGCGTTGCGGGGAAGACATGGCCGTCCACGCAGTTTCTGTTTGGCGCCGTCCAGAACGGTGACTGTGCATCGGGCTCGTATGGCAGCCACTCGCCCCACTGCTTGAACAGAAACGGCGTGCCGGACGCCGCGCACTGGTCGCGCAGGGATCTGGCCCAGCCTGGGTGCATCGGCCGCGCACCGGGCCCGGACTCGCCGCCTACGACAATCCATTGCGGGCTGATGCATCGGCAGCATTCGGTCACCTTCGGATCGGTGCCGTGTTCGTAGCCGCACGCCGGGAAGTCCTCGCATGGCAGGTACTGCTGTAGGTCGATCGGCCCGAGCAGCGGCTCGCAGGACAGCCAGTGCACCGCCGCGGGGGTATCCAGCAGTGCGGGGATGCGGATGTCCGCCCACTGCTGGTTCTCCACCGACACCCCGAGGTGCACGTTCGGCAGTGGCCACTTCCAGTCGACTGGCTGGCGTTCCTGCTGGATCAGGTCGTACGCGGCCCGACCCGCAAGCAGTTGGAAATCTGGCGACGACAGCAGGGACCGCATTCGCGCGTGCCGCTTGGTCAATATCTGGAACGTGTGCCGGCGGGCCATCGACATCGTCACCCACACCTGCGCGATGAACTCGTCTGGCACCTGGTCGTGGAACAGGTCGCTTTGCGAGTCCACGAAGATCCGGCGTGGCTTCCTCCACTTCAGCGGGAGCCCCAGCCGTTCCGGCAGTGTCCGGACCCTGTTGGTCCACACGACACCGACACCGGGCCGGTATGCGGTCAAACCCTCAGCGGCGGCCGAGACCTTCTCGTTGGGGTTGAACGCCATGCGGTGCACGGTGCGCATCGCGTAGCAGTGGTCGCAGCCTGCGGACACGTTGGTGCACCCGAGGGTGGGTGACCATGTCGCGTTTGTCCACTCGATCGCGCTGTTGTCGCTCACCGGACACCCCCGGTCGTGTCGGTCACGCAGTCCGCACCGGCCAGGTACACCACAGCACCCGCGATGTCGTGTGTCCGCAGCAGCTCGTGGCCGTCCGACAGGTGCCCGACCACGTCCACGGTGAGGTCCACCTCGGGGTGGTCCAGCGGGTGCACGTGGGCACCGATGATGGTGGTCACGAGGACTCACCGGCCTGCGCGCGCCATTCCGACGCCAGCATGAAGTCGACGTTCGCGATCCGGGCGCACTCCCGGTCCTCGTCCCGATCCCCGACCATCAACGCCATGTACGGCGGATAGATCTCGCCCGGGTGCTTCTCGGCCATCGCCAGCGCCGACTCGATCAGCAGGCCGGGGGATGGCTTGCGGCACCAGCAGCGCGCCATCTCCGGATGCTCGGCCGCCGGATGATGCCGACACCACGAGATCACTTCGAACAGCTGGTCGGTCAGTTGGTGGGTGCGCGTCATCGTGGCGGCGCATTGCGCCTGGGTGAAGTGGCCCAGCGCGATGCCGCCCTGGTTGCTGACGCCGACGATTCGGCCGCCGCCGGCCTTCCAGCGGCGCATCATCGTGACCGCTTCCGGGAAGATCACTACGTCTTCCGGGCCGTTGACGAACCGGCCGAGTTCGTCCAGGCCGTGCCGGACGGTGCCGTCGAGGTCGAGGTAGAGCACGGGTGTCGGTCGGTCGGTCACTTTGCACCGTCCTCACCGGACACGGCCGCCACGATCGCGAAGGCCGCCTCGTCATCCACGGGCGTCATCAGCCCGGTAGCCGTGTCGTCCGCCTCGACCTTGGCGTGCCGGCCGCTGGTCTCGGACAGGGTCTCCGGGAGGAGACCGTGCAGCGACAGTTCGCTGGCGAGCGTTCCCGAGTGCGATACGTCGGCGGCCGTCTCGTCCTCGACGAGCATGGGTGCCATGGAGTCCCAGTTGTGCCGGCGTCCCTTGCGCACCAGCCGTGCCGCGTCGTCCCCGCGCTGACCCAGGCTCGGCTCGCCGGCACGCCGCATGCTGCTGACCCACAGGTCGATCGCGACCCGCCCGAGGTGTCCCAACCAGAACAGGACCAGCACGGCCAGTCCGAGCGTGACCAACTGGCCGTCGGACACCGTGGCGAAGTCGATGCTGATCACCGGAGTACCCCCATCCGGTGAGCGATGTGCACGGCGTGCGGCGTCGACTTCGCACCCAACTTGCGACGGGCACTGCGCAGGAGGGAACCCACGGCAGACACGGACATCGGTGCTGTCGTGGAGATCCACTTAGCGGTGTGGCCGTCGGCGACCGCGCGGAGCACTTCAGACTCGCGCTGTGTCAATGGGGCGACGACCGGCGGTGCTGGTGCGGCGCTCACGTCGTCGCCTCCCCGGTCCCGCCGAAGCGATCGTTGAGGTAGCCGAGAATCCGAGGCAGCGCCTCGTCGGGCAGCATCCCCATCGCCTCGACGATGTTCGCGAGCTCGCCGAGTTCCTCCTGGACACTGGCGGCAGGCTCCACGACCGCGACCGACCAACCCTTCGCGATGACCGGAATGACTGCCACCAGGTCGCGGAACACGATCTCCCGCTCGTCCTCGGTCAGGTGCGGCAGCAGTTCGGCGAGGTCGCCCGCGACGTCGGAGTTGCCGAACGGGCGCTTGCAGTCGATCGCGGGAGCGCCGTGTTCGCAGTCCTCCCAGCGCCAGTAGGCGTTCCGGATCAGCGTGATGTGGTCGGCCGTTGGCTCGATCATGCCGACACCTGCCCGGCCAGTGCCCCGCCAGCCAGAGACTCCAACTCGGCCACCGAGATCTCCACGCTCTCCGGGGTCCCGACCGGCAACTCCTTGGCGAACGCCGTGATCTGGATCAGCGCGCCACCGAGGCGTCCCAACGCGCGGATCACCCTCGGCTCGTCACGGGAACCCGCACCCACCTCGATCCGCTGCACATCGTCCAGCGCGGACAGCCACGCCAGCACGCCCCGGGGACCGCCCTGTGAGCCAACGGCCAG